AAACTTAGAGTATATATAATAGTTCTTCTTTGTTCTATTGCACCTTCAAAGTCATCTGCAAACGCAGTACCAGTTAAAGTAATTGGTACATCTTCTGTTAAGTCAGTAATATTACTAAATGGTTTTACAGTCACGGTATATTGTGGTGTAAAGAATGGGAATACTTGTTCTACTATTTGCAGTGCATCATCTTGAGATTTTGCATAGACATTTAAATCAAAGTTTATATTATATGGTGTATGAGAAAATATCTTTTGTCTTGTTGTACTACTACCACTAACCGACTTACTTATGTTATTCATTTTATTTAACTGTCGTGTTTCATCATATGCAATACTTGTAATCTCAAAGGACATTCTTGGTAATTTAATTGCAACTCTTCTTTCCGCTTCTTCTCCACTATTCATAGCCTCAAGTCTTGCAATAAAGTTTCTCTTTGGTGCATATGATAATGGTACTTTAACTTGTGAGATAGTTTGTCCCGCAGAGTTTTTTCGCAGTACATATAAGTTATTGAATAAAGAACCAAAGACACTTACTGCACTTCGGACTCTTTTGTGATAAAAATAAGTACCAAACATTACTGCATATCTCCAAACGGATTAGACTCACTAAAGTCTAGAAAGTCTGACTCAAAGTCATCAAAGGTTTTATTCTGATTATCATTCAGTATATCATTTATTTGATTTATCGAAGTCGGAGTCACAACGTGTTGACTTTGGTCTCCAATAATACTTTTAGTTGTAGTCCACTCATGGAATAATCCGTCAGTCGCACCACTATGAATTAGATGTAAAGTATTACCAGAGTCAGATGCAAATGCAACTTCTCCAATCATATTATAAGTATCGAATACTTGTGTGACTGTTTCTCCCACAATAAATCTACCACCACCTGAGTCAACTGATAAATTGTATTTGAAAGAACCTTCTTGTTCTATATCTTGAATTGTTTCTACACCAGTATCAAAGTCTTCTCCACTGTATTCAAACAATTCACATTGTAATCTAAATGTTGGTAATTGACTTAACTGATAGAATGGTGTTTCGGTTTCAACTCTCCTGATTTCAAAACAAGAGTTTGTTAAAGTTAAATAAATTAAATCGCCTTCTCTTGGTCTAAAGTTTTGTTTCTCTAAATTACTACCAATGAGTTGTGTCCACCTTTTTCTAGATACTACAAAGTTTGCTTGGTCTCTTAACTCAATACCAAACTTAGTGAATAAGTCTCCTTCTCCTTCAAACCCTTCTGCACCTTCAATATACATTTCAATCTTATATGCATCAGAAAATCTAGAAGGTATATCATCTAAAAATATTTTATCTAAATTCTTAATCTCTCTTGGAAGATAATAGACATCTTGTCCATACATCTGGAGTGCTTCGATAATTATATCTTCATATAATTGTTGTTCAGAACGAACTTTGTTTTTGAAATATTGATTAGTAGCCACAATCTACCCCATAAAAAAGAATGGTGGATTGTCGTACTCGTTTCTTAGTTTTTCGTGTTCTCTTTCGAGTTCTTGGTTTGCATCGTCAATAATTTGTCTACCATTTAATGTGATACCGCCAGGAAGTGTCATACCTTCAAACTTACTTAAGTTCTCACCCCATTGTTTTTTAATCAATGCAGTAGTATAGTTTTTTAAGAATATATTGTCATATTGACTAGTGACAGACTCGTTTAACTCTACATACATTTCCACCATAATAAAGTCTCCCGCTTTTAAATCACCTTTTGAATTTAAATCTCCAAAAATAAATAATCTATCTAGATATCTATTGTATTGTATTTGCGGTTGACCAGTTAATTTTAAATCAATCATTGCAAGATATTGTTGCATATGTTCATAGTATGCAAGGTCTCCTACACCAGTTGCTAAATCTGCAAGGTCATTTAATCGCATTTGATATTTGATATCAAAGAAGTTTACGTTTGAAGTAGAGTCTCCAATCATAAATACTTTTACTACATCAAGTATTCTACCAGAAAATTCTGTTTCTGCAGAACCCGTAGGATTACTCAAATCAATGTACTTATCAGATATATGTTGTGCAGTAATCTGTACTGGAAAGTATACTCTACGAGAACCGTCTGCAGTATACTCTCTAAACAATTGTAATGCGTCATCTACTCTATCTTCTAGTTGTTGGTCATCTACATTGATTTCAATAACTGGGTGTCCTAATCTTCTTAAACAGTAATCTATTAGGTTTTGTCTTGAATTTAGTTTTGCCATAATACTATTTATATCCCTAGTTTAGTAGTGTTCCACTTGCGTTGTAGACGTTTATACGATAGTGTGAACCTGCTTGTCCTTCTAATGTATCTGCGTTTAGTCCACTTCCATTTGAGTCTACTGTTTGAATAAGTGCCATTACATGGTTAGCGTTTAGTCCAAACTGACCAGCCGCACTATCGTAAGTTAGTCCCGCATGTCCAGTTGATAATGCATTTTTAACAGTTGTGATTGCATTCGCAGAGTCTAAGTCAAAGACACCAGTTGAACTATTGTATGCAAGACCATTTCTACCAGAGATATTACTTCTTGCAAGTGTAATCAAATCTGCAGAGTCTACTGGTAAATTTCCAACTCTTAAATCACCCGTAATTAAAACTTGACCAGCTTCTGACGCATCTATAGTCATTGCGGTGATTTCACTACCACCGTCATTAACTCTAAAGATTACATCTTTATCAGATACAGATGAACGAATTGTTAGGTTCTGAGAACCCATATCAATTTGTCCTATTTCTGTACCGTCATCTTTGAACTTAATGTTTTCACCACCCGCATCTAAAATTAAGTCTCCAGACGGTTCAATAGTTAAGTCTCCAGTTCTAGTTATTGATGTACCACCAATATCAACAGAACCATTAAACAATGCTCTACCCGCATCAGACATATCAAAGGTCACTGCGGTTATAGTAGAAGAACCGTCTTTACCTAGTATTTTTAAATCTCCGTCATTTATCATTGACTGAATATGGAAATCATTACTAGATTTTTCTACAATACCATATCTTGTACCACCGTCTCTAAAACTTATAGTTCCATTATCATCTGCATCTAAAATAATTCCAGCATTCGCATCTATTAATACATCATTACTTGATGCATTAGTTATAGTAGAACCGTCTACAGTAAAGTCATCTACTATTAATGAATTAGTGTTTAATGCAGTAGATACTGCAATATTAGTAAAGGTTGCACTATCTCCAATATTAATATTATCGATGTTAAGTGTTCCAACTGCAAGAGTGGTTATCGTTGCACTATCGAATACTGCAGAGTCACCGTGAATGAATTCAGTTGTAAGTTGTCTAATATCTGCAGAGTCAATATCTGCTTTAGGTGCGATAACAGCATCATTAAATGTAGCCGCACCCGCATTAGACATATCCAGAGTCAATGCAGTTATTACAGAACCACCGTCATCACCTCTAAATTTAATATCTTTATCTTGGACTTTTGCATCAATTAAGAAATCACTAGAACTATTCAGTAATTCTCCAAACTGAGTACCACCGTCAGAAAGTTTTATACTACCACCGTCTGCATCAAGAACTATGTTTGCAGGCATATCAAAGGTCATGTCACCAGATGTTCTGGACATATCACCTTGTACTTCTAATTCACCATTAGTTTTAATTCTCATTCGAGTTTGGTCGAGTGCAGAGTTTCCATTGGCCGCAACAAAATCTAATCCCGCAAATCCAGCACCAGTTCTATCATCAAACCTAAGTTTAAGTGGGTTTGTATCTGCAACTATACGGAATGAATGACCCGCACTGTAGTCTAAGAAATATGCATCACCTTTAACTGCAAGAGCATCAGTACTTAATGAACCTTGACCAGTATTGTTTCTCATATTAACACCAAGTTTAGTGTTATTACTTTGGTTTGTAATATCAATTCCACTTATCGGGAAAATAAGATTACTGTCCACTGTGAACTGTGGAGTAATTATCTTAGGAGTCTGAATTGCACTTGAGAATACTGCACTGTCTCCAGTTAAAGTTGTAATGTCTGCAGAGTCTATGTCTGCTTTAGTTATATCTGCGGAGTCTACTTCTATTGCATTTGCAACTAATGGTGCAGTAGTGTGTACTAGATTACCCGTTGATGAACCCGTTGCATTTGTTCTGGAAACAACAAATTTACCAAGTGATTGGTCAAATCCCATAAATGCGTTTGAGTCATCTCCCATTTCAATGACAATACCCGCATCTCCACTTGGACTTCCAGTTCGACCATTACCTAACTCAAAGAGTTGGTCAGTCATAGTTGTGTTAGTAGTTGCAACAGTCGTTGTAGTTCCCGATACGACTAAGTTTCCACCAACAGTTAATCCAGAGAAAGTGACCGAGTCAGTTGTTGCAACTGGTTGTCCAATTGCAATAACACCTGAACTACTGTCATAAGTGACACCAGTACCACCGAGTAAAGATGCTTTTGCAATAGTGTCTATGTCCGCAGAGTCTACATTTAGATTACCAGCTCTTATTGTACCACTTGAGACTATATCTCCAGATGTAGTGACTGTAGTACCAGTAATTGCTTTCGCAGTTAAAACCGAGTTTGCAATGTTTGTGATAGTCGCACTATCTACAGTAAGTTTAGTTAATGTAGCACTATCTGCAAGTAGTTGACCAGTGACATGAACACCACTATCTGTAGTCTCAAATTTTTCTACATCAGCAAAGTAAATTTTAGTTCCAGCATTAATGGTTGATTTTATATAATTGTTTCCTATTGCACTTTGTATATTTACTTGGTCTGTTCCTCTTATAAATAGACTACCCGTTCCCGCATCAGTAATAATACTATTAGAACCGTCATGATAAATTTGTAAATCTTCACCCGCACCAAGTGAAATTTTGCCGTTATCAGGTAGATTTATACCAGAGTTGAATGTGGCCTTACCAGCCTCTGACATGTCTAATGTAAATGCAGTTATAGTAGAACCACCGTCATCACCTTTAAATACAATATCACCGTCTTGAACAGGCGATGTAATTACTAAATCATTAACACTTCTACTAAGAGTACCAAAATGTAAACCGTCATCTGAAAGTTTTACATCACCACCATTCGCATCTAATGTTATATCTCCTTCTACATTTAAAGTAAAGTCTCCCGCATCTTGAATTTCTGAACCGTTTATTGTGATATCATCTACTTGTAATGCATTTGTGTTTATTGAATTAGACGCAATGTTTGTAAAGGTTGCACTATCACCAATGTTGATTGCATCAATATTTAAAGTACCTACTGCAAGAGTGGTAATAGTCGCAGAGTCTAAGAAAGCACTATCTGCATTTATAAAGTCTACTGATAGTTGTCTTATGTCTCCACTGTCTACACTTAAATTTGTTGCATGTAAAGTATTACTCGCAACACTATCGAAACTTGCTTGGTCTCCAGTCAGTTGAGTTGCAATTGCAACATTTGTTATGGTTGCACTATCAAACGCAACATTTGTACCCGTAATAACTTTACCCGTAAAGGTAGAGTTTGCAATACTTGTTATCGTTGCACTATCTCCAGTCGCACTATCAAAGTTGATGGCCTCTGTGGACAAGTGGTCTATATCTGAACTATCGACATTTAGTTTTGTTATGGTTGCACTATCTAAAGTTGCTTGACTTCCAGTCAACTGAGTATTTGCAATATTCGTTATAGTTGCACTGTCTCCGAATGCGGAGTCAAAGTTTATGAATTCTGTACTAAACTGTCTGATATCAGAACTATCTGCATTTAAAGTATTAATTGTTGCAGAGTCAAGGGTTGCTTGTGAGAATGTTATTTGTGTTGTAGATAGATTAGTAATTGTTGCACTATCAAAGAACGCACTATCAGCATTTATGAAATCTACAGATAGTTGTCGTATATCTCCTGAGTCTGCACTCAGTGTTTGAGAACTTATCGCAGTCGCATGTAAAGTATTACTTGCAACACTATCAAAGTTTGCTTGATTACCCGTTAGTTGTGTAGTCACTGCAACATTACCTATGGTTGCACTGTCACCCACTAGTGTAGTATTCGTAATTACTTTTGCAGTCAATACTGAGTTCGCAATATTGGTAATAGTTGCGGAGTCAGTAAATTGTTGGTCT